TGTTAGTTGATGGTATTGGTAAGTTACTTGAGACTCCCAATCCAAAAGCCCAAGCAGACGTAGGTGCTGAGATTGTTAAAGGCGTACTAAAAATTGTTGGATTCTTATTTGCTGTAGGCGCAGTTAAATCTATGGCCGCGGCTGCTTTAGGCAAAATAAAAGACATAGCAAAAGATTATGTACAAGGAGAGTCACAGGAATCTCGTTTTAAACGTCGCAGTGGTGGTTTGCTAGATAGGATTCGAGGTAAAACACCAGAGACACCAGAGACACCTGCAGGTAGCCCGGGTGCTAGCCCAGGTGGTAAACCTGGTGGTAAACCTGGTAAGTCTAATGCAGGTGCAGGTTTTGCAAGTTTACTTACAAACATAGGCAAAGGCTTAGGTGGTCTAGGCAAAGGCTTAGGTGACTTTATAAAAGGATTTGCCGGCGGCGCTGCAAAAGGTATCGAATCATTATTTAAAGGACTTGCTAACGGTATTGGTGCATTAGGAAAGCCTAATGTTTTACTAGGGAGTGTTGCACTAGGTTTAATCAGTGGTGCAGTATTCATTGCTGGTAAAGCATTTCAACAGTTTCAAGGACTCGATTGGCAAACAATTGGCATGGGTCTAACTGCAATTGCAGGTATTGGTGTTATAGCAGGTGTTGCTGGCGCATTTGCTCCAGCACTGCTAGCAGGTGCGTTAGCAATTGGTGCTATTGGTTTAGCGTTGCAACTATTCCCAATTGATACTCTAAAAACTTTTGGCGACATTTTAAACACAGTTGTTAACACTATAATGGTAGGCATGCCTCCTATTATTACCGCGGTAGGTGATGCACTAGCAAAATTAGTTGAAGTAGGTGCTAAAGGCTTTGACACAGTGATGCAAAGCGTTGGTACACTACTTGAACGAATTAGTGGTTTAGATGCAGCCAATCTACTAGCATCAGCTGGTGCAATAGGCGCAGTTGGTTTAGCACTAGCGGGATTAGGCGCCGGTAGCGTAGTTGGCGGTATTGGTAATTTCTTTGGCAGCTTGTTTGGCGGCGGCGATCCATTTGATCGTTTAATGAAGGTAGCAGATGCATCAGGTAAGTTTGATGTGTTATCGGGTAGACTAAACACACTAGCAGGTGCTATGGGAGAAACTGCTAAAGTAATTAAATCACTGGATCCACAAAACCTAGAAAAGATTGTAACAGAGTTTACAAGACTGTGGAGAAACTTAGCCAGTGTTGAGCTAAACACAAAACCCTATTACGACTTTGCAGCAATCAGCACAGAAGCTATGCTAAAGAATGCTGATGCAATTAACAAGATTGCAGCCGCAAACAAAGCACAGAACTTAGCGTATGCAGAGTTTATTAAACTCGATGATACAAAATTTGCCAAGAATGTTAAAAACGCATACGGATATAATGCAGCCAATGCCGGCGCTACTGAAGAAGGCGGCCTAGCACAAACAGTTAAAAATGTATTTTCATCCTTGTTTGGTAAGCCAGCAACGCCGGTAGACAATTCAAAAATTACACCAACTACCCCAAGTTCTAATAATGTAACACAAAGTCCACTATTAAATTCACTGCAAACACCTGTAGACAAAGATTCAATTGGTAGAACTCCCGCAGAAATCCTAGAACAAATTGAACGAGTATTGCGTAACAATACATTACAGGTTAAAGTAACTAATCCTTAATTAAGAAAAACTTTCAGGGCCTATGATAAATAGTGCTATATTAGGATATAGAGGTCACTGATGAGTTGGCGAAAACATTTTACACCTGTAGATAACAGCGGTCTTCCGTTGAATATACAACCAAAGACTGGCGGTGATCATTACGGTCTAAGTACTACCAGTCGCTATAGTAGTTGGCTACCAGAAGTTTATGCTGGTTCCCCTAATCGCTTGATGCGATATATTCAGTATGATCAAATGGATCAAGACTTGGAAATCAATGCTGCCTTAGATACTATTGCTGAATTTGGCACGCAGGAAGAAGAGTCAAGCGGCCTACCATTTGAGATTGTTTATGAAAACGATCCCAGCGATACTGAAAGTAAAATTCTAAACAAAACTCTCATCCACTGGTGTAATCTAAATCAACTTGCTAAACGTGCTTTCCGTATTTTCCGTAGTACAGTAAAGTATGGCGACCAGTTCTTTATCCGTGATCCAGAAACATTTGAATTGTATTGGGTTGATCCTGCTAACATTGAAAAAGTAATTGTCAATGAAAGCGAAGGCAAAAAGATCGAAACTTATTTTATTAAGAACTTAGATCAAAACATGCAAGAGCTTGTGGCTACACAAGTAAGTCCAATGCATGCTCGTCCATACGGCAGCGGCCAGGGTATTACAGGTGTAATGAGCAGTGTAAACACTGCGGCCAGTAACTACCTAACTGGTGCTATTAATGGTGCTGATCAAGGACTACCAGTTGATGCAAAGCACGTTGTTCACATCAGTCTAACTGAAGGTATGGACACAGCTTGGCCATTTGGCGTAAGTATCCTAGAACCAATCTTTAAAGTATTCAAACAAAAAGAACTACTAGAAGATAGTATTATTATCTATCGTGTACACCGTGCACCGGAACGTCGTGTGTTCTTCATTGACGTAGGTAACATGCCACCGCACAAAGCACGTCAGTATCTCGAACAAGTAAAATACGAAGTACAACAAAAGCGTGTGCCTAACAAGGGCAAAGATGGCGGCAGCGTAGTAGATGCGGCATATAATCCTATGAGCATGTTAGAAGATTACTTCTTTGCGCAAACAGCAGAAGGCCGCGGCAGTAAAGTAGATACACTACCGGGCGGCGAAAACCTAGGCCAGATTGACGACTTACGCTACTTTAACAACAAGCTACTACGTGGTTTGCGTGTACCCAGCAGTTATTTGCCCACTGGTCCCGAAGATGGTAGTGCTGTGTACAATGACGGTAAAGTAGGTGTTGCATACATTCAAGAATATCGTTTTGCCAAGTATGTTGAGCGACTACAAAAGCAAATTCAAGAAGACCTAGACTTTGAATTTAAAATGTTCCTAAAGCATCGCGGTATTGAAATTGACAACAGTGATTTCAACATTCAGTTCGTTAAGCCAATGAACTTCAGCAGTTACAGAGAAATTCAAATTGATACTGAGCGTGCTAACTTGTTTAACAGCGTTGCTAACACTGCATTCTTGTCTAATAGATTTAAACTCAAGAAGTACTTGGGTCTAACCGATACTGAAATTAAAGAAAACGAAAAGTTGTGGCGCGAAGAAAACAACTACGAAAAATTCAGTGACGATGATCAAAGTATTGATCTACGAAACATTGGTATTAGAGCGCAGCCAGATTCGGCTGTGAACACAAACATTGAACCCGACTTAGGCGACCTAGAAGCACCGGCACCTGATGCTGGCGCAGCACCTGCAGCCGGACTTACACCTGAGGTTGGTGCAGGAACACCACCTACAACTCCTGGGGGACTATAATGAGAATTGACGAGTTTTACAATCCAGAAGATGATAAAGTTGATAGCCGTGCTAAAGGCGATACTCGCAAGCCAACTTTAACTCTGGAACAACTAAACAAGCTAAGAAAAATCAGAGAGATTAAAAAAGCTGAAGCTATTGAGCACGAAAAATTTGTTCGTGTTATGTATGCACAGCCTGCACAAGAACAAATGTAATGCACAATGCCGGACTTATCCAATAACGATCCTCAATATTGGAGAGATATAAAAGTATACGAATCGCATATTACAGTTGTAATACGTTATGGTATACTAGATTACGCAGAAGGCTATGCGCAGTTAATTAAATCTGCGTATAACGGTAGGCAACACATATATCTAGACTATTCATCTGAAGCTTCAGCATTTGTATTAGGATCACCTGAGTCTGAAGATGAATGGGTGTATCAACAGCTACACAATCTAATTAACGCTACCGGTATTCCGTTTGAGAATTTTTCTTACTATTCGGGTAACTTGTACAATCAGCAATCCTACGATGGTTGGCGCCTAGTTAAAAACATTCCTGATAAAATTTATGCTGCTAAACATAGACAACAATGGGCGCACATAGTAATTGATTCGCACCTAGATTGCTCAGACAAATACGAATCCAACAGAAACATATTCCGTCCAAAGTACTTTACGTGTTTAAACGGTGCACCGAGGAAACACAGGTTTAAAACACTGCTACACCTATGGGACGAAAAAATGTTCCCGTATGGAATTATAACATATGTAAGCGGTCAGCCTCGAACACTGGAAATTTTAAATGATATGGGTTATTCTGAATTAGCCAGCATGTTGCCCTTGTCAGTAGATCACTATTCTGAATACAATCTTATCCAAAGTCACCAAGATAAACTATCGCAGGATTTTTATAACATCTACGATCAAACATATTTTGATATTACCACAGAAACACTGTATGGTGAGGGTACCTCTAGTGCGCAGTTAATAGAAATGCTTAAAATGAACAGTTGGTGGAAAGAAATGTTTTTCACTGAAAAAACATATCGTAGCATTTTTTACAAAAGACCGTTTGTGCTTTTTGGTAGTCAATATCAATTGAAAATGTTAAGAAGACTAGGATTTAAAACATTTGACGGCATTTTGTTTGACGAAAGCTACGACAATATCAGTGACTGGGAAAGCAGATTAAAAGCAGCTATACTAGAAGCTAAACGTATTTGTACTACTAAAACAATCAAAGAAGTACATAGAATAATGTATTCTAATGAGATGCAAGACATATTAGAACACAATTATGCCCACCTAAAACACTTGGGTAAACAACACGAATTAGATAGCTTTTTTAGAAATCTTAGCAGTTAATTCCACTATACTACCAACTAAATAGAGTATAATTTCTATTTTGACCTCATTTTGATACCATTTATACCGTAAAAACACCACTTATGTGTAAGTAATAATGTGGAGTAGACGCGGTATATGTGTCTACACATTATTATATGACAAATGAGGAGGCCACAATGTCAGAATCACGTGCTAAATTAGAACAGATTCTCGAACTCCTTCTTTCTGAGGAAAACGAAAAAGCTGAAGAAATGCTACACGAATATGTTGTAGCAAAAGCCCGCTCAGAATACGAGCGTGTTCTTGAAGCTGAAGACGAAGAAGTTGAAGAGTCAGAAGAAGCTGTTGAAGAATCAGAAACAGTAGATGAAGTTGTTGATCAAAGCAACGACTTCGAAGATGATATCCTAGCCGACGAAGAAGAAATCGAAAACGACGAGTCAGGTATTGACGAAGCCGAAGACGAAGAAGGCGAAGAAGGTGCTGAAGGTGAAGAAGATCTAGAAGATAAGGTTGACGATCTAGAAGCAGAACTTGAAGATCTTCGTGCAGAATTCGAAAAGCTAATGGCTGGCGAAGAAGGCGAAGAAGAACATGGCGATATGGAAATGGGCGACGACGAAATGGGCGGCGACATGGAAGTTGACATGGGCGACGAAGGCGAAGACGAGATGATGGACTCAGTAGAGTACGATCTCGACGAAGAAGTTGATGAAGACAGTGAAGTTGTTGAAGAAGCTACAAAGCTACAAGACAAAGTTGCTGCTCCAAAGGCTCCAATCGCTGACGCTTCAAACGGCACATCACCTGTAGCTAAACACAAGGCAGGCTGGGAAACTGGCGCACCTGTAAAGGCTAAAGACGGCGGTGAAGGCAACAAAGGCGCTAACAAGCCAAAGAATCACACACCTACAAACAACATGGGTATTAAGCCTGTAAAGGTAAATGCGCCTAAGGCGTAATTGTAGGGGTAATTAAAATGGCACGTAAACTTTACGAATTTATGAACGCAGACATGGGCGGTTTCAAGCTCATGGAAAGCGAAGATGGCAAGGACTTGTTTATGCATGGCCTATTCATCCAAGGCGACGTAAAGAATCAAAACGGGCGTGTTTATCCACGCTCTGAAATTGAACGTGCTGTTGAAAGTGTTAGAGGCAGATTAAGCAAGGGCGAAACTGTGTTGGGCGAATTAGACCACCCAGAAGAGCTACAAATTAATCTGGACCGTGTGAGCCATATCATTACTGATATGCACTGTGAAGGCTCAAACGGTATTGGTAAACTTAAAATCATAGACACACCTATGGGTAATATTGCTCGCAGCTTATTGAAAGCTGGAGCAAAACTGGGCGTTAGTAGTCGTGGAAGTGGTAACGTTAATGAATCCGGTAAGGTTTCAGATTTCGATATCGTAACTGTTGACATTGTGGCCCAGCCCAGTGCACCAGATGCATATCCAAAAACAATCTATGAGAGTTTGTTTAACATGCGCGGCGGTGAAGCTGTTTACAGAACAGCCGCCGCGATGACACACGATAATAGTGCAGAAAAACATTTGGTGAAGGCTATTACAGGCCTGATCCGAGAACTAAGACTTTAATTATAAAGTAGGAGACCTACTATGGCAGTGACATTTAACGAACTACTTGAAGGCGCAGGACTCAGCAATGATGCCCGTATGGCCATTCAAGAAGCCTGGGAGTCACGCCTTGTTGAAGCTAAAGAAGAACTAACAGCTGAACTACGTGAAGAATTTGCACAGCGTTATGAGCACGATAAGGCTCAAATCGTTGAAGCAGTTGATAATTTTATCACTTCAAAAGTAACAGCCGAAGTTGCTGAATTAGCCGAAGACAAGAAAGCACTCGCACAGGAAAGAGTTAAGTATCGCAGAGCCGTTAGTGAGCATGCTAAACTTCTTGATCGTTTCGTAACAGAAATGGTTTCTAAGGAAGTTAAAGAACTACGTGCCGATCGTGTTCGTGTTGCTGAGCACGTTTCAAAGTTAGATAACTTTGTTACAGATCAGTTAGCAGAGGAATTGAAAGAATTCCACGAAGACAAGAAAGCACTAGTAGAGCAAAAAGTCAAAATGTTACGCGAAGGTAAGCGTCAGCTTGCTGAAGCAAAGAAGGACTTTATCAGCAAGGCTGCTAACAAAGTTGAACTAGTTATCAACAAAGTTATCAGCGAAGAAGTTAAAACCTTCCGTAATGACATCACAGCAGCTCGTGAGAACGACTTTGGACGTAGAATTTTTGAAGCTTTTGCAAGTGAGTATAACACAAGTCACTTAAACGAAGCTAAGGAAATTAAGAAATTCCAAAAAACACTAGCCGAAATGGATAAGAAACTTTCAGAAGCCCGTGAGCAAATTGCAAAGCAAAACGATGCAGTTAAGCTAACAGAAAGCAAACTGAGAATCGCAGAAGATCGCTACGCTCGTAAACAAAAGCTAGACGAACTAATGCGTCCACTAGGTAAAGAGAAGAAAGAAATCATGTCTGATTTGCTTGAGTCAGTTAAGACAGAAAAACTTGAAGAGTCATTCAACAAGTATCTGCCAAGCGTACTCGAAGGTGAAACACCAAGAGCGAAAAAGACAACACTCAGTGAATCAGTTGTCAAAGAACACACTGGTGATAAGAAGGCAACTGTTGTTTCAGCAGAAGCCGATGACAACGCGGACGTAGTCGAACTAGACAAAATCCGCAAACTAGCCGGACTTTCAAAATAATAGGAGTTATAGAGATGGCAAACTTATTTGAAAGCAACTGGTCCGCAACCAAAGAAGCACTTCTTGAAGGTCTTTCTGGCAGCAGAAAGGCAACATTGGATGTGGTCCTCGAAAATAGCAAAAGATATTTGTCAGAGGCCGCTACAGCAGGTGCAACAGGTGCGGGTTCAGTCGCAACCCTAAACAAGGTAATGTTACCACTAATTCGTCGCGTAATGCCAAGCGTTATTGCTAACGAACTAGTTGGTGTTCAACCAATGACAGGCCCAGTAGGCCAAATCCACACTCTCCGCGTTCGTTACGCAGAGACAGGTGGTGGTGCAACAGCAGGCGACGAAGCTCTAAGCCCATTCAAGCTAGCTTCAACATATGCTGGTTCACCAGATGCTACAGCAGCAGCTGAAGGTACACCAGGCCGCAAGATGAGCATCCAGATCCTCAAGGAAACAGTAGAAGCTAAGACAAGACGTCTAAGCGCACGCTGGACATTTGAGGCTGCACAAGACGCAGAAGCAATGCATGGCGTAGACGTAGAAGCTGAAATCATGCAAGCTCTTGCACAAGAAATCGTTGTTGAAATCGACCAAGAAATTATCGGTTCACTACGTACTCTTGCTGGTGCAGGTACAACACTTGATTTCCAAGGTGGTTCAATCATCGGTACTCCAACATACGTTGGTGACCGTCATGCGCTACTAGCTATCGAAATCAACCGTGCAGCGAACCGCATTGCAGCTCGCACACGTCGTGGTGCTGGTAACTACATCGTAGTATCACCAGAAGCATTAACAATCCTACAGTCAGCAAGCACATCAACATTTGCTCGCACAACTGAAGGTAGCTTCGAAGCCCCAACAAACACTAAGTTCGTTGGTACACTAAACGGTACAATCCGTGTGTTCGTAGACAACTACGCCGCAGACGGTACAAAGGTACTAGTTGGTTACAAGGGTTCAAGCGAAACTGATGCTCCTGCATTCTACTGCCCATACATTCCATTAATGAGCACAGGTCCAGTAATGGATCCAGCTACATTTGAGCCAGTAGTTAGCTTTATGACACGTTATGGTTATAAGGAACTAACAAACACTGCAAGCTCACTTGGTAACGCAGCAGACTACGTAGATGCAATCACACTTGCAAACGTATCCTTCCAGTAATAGTTAACTCTATATTTGGAGAAGAAAGCCCTCGCCTAGTGCGGGGGCTTTTTTTGACCGGTAAATATTAGCATGTATAAAATATTGTTAGAGCCTTATCCCAACAATGACAACTACTATATAAATGGTTTTAATTTTAGTGAGTTAGATAAACTAAGCTATAGACATTTGTATAGTAAGCAAATGTTTGACAATAAGCATTTTCCTTTTGAACTAACTTATACTGTACCCGCAGAACCATACCTATACCCAATACGTTCCGATATGTTAATAACATATCCTGGTAATACTGCTTTAAACAGTTTATTAGAAAACTTTGCTTTTACAATACCGGACTGTGTTATTACTGATGTTAAAACCAACAAGTGCAAGATACTTGTTGATAACAGTATTGAAACATACGATGTAATTGTAACAGAGTATGATTCAACAATCAACCAAATTATACTCAGAACAATTAAAAAGTATAACTTAAGCAAACAGGACATTATTCTTGTAACTGGTAATTACAAATCAGTAACCAGTGAGCATTACAGTGTTGCAATTAAAAACTGGGCTGATACTCTAATTGATCCTTGTAACAGTGTGTTTTTTGAAAAACAAAAACGCATGATACTGTCTAAAACTATCAGACCTAAAAAGATATTAACATTCATGCGCAAGGAGCGTTTGTTTAGATTCCATCTAGCTAATTTTATATACGACAACAAATTGCGTGAATCTAATATTGTTACTTTTGGAAAAAATGTTTCGCAGTACTATTGGAATAGTAACTCGACTAAGTTTTCTAGCGAGTTTGTAAATTCGCTACCTTGGGAATATGATGTTGATGTGCGCCCAAACGGTGCTGGGTTAGACTATGTACTAGCAAAGTCAGATAAAGAAATAGCTGCCTTCGCTGAAACCTATATCAACTGTGTAGCAGAGCGCAGTATGAGATATATGGATTACGAATTAGACATATCAGAAAAAATATTTAAACCTATAGCATTTTTACAACCATTCTTTGTTTTTGGTCAGCCCTGTACATTAGAGTACATGAAAAGTGTAGGCTATAAAACATTTGATCGTTGGTGGGACGAAAGTTACGATCATGTTATGCCTGAACCAATTAGATTTAAAATGCTTACTACACTTTATAAAAAACTATCGCATACTTCAGACACTGAACTTGCTGATATGATGCATGACGCATGGCCTGTACTAGAGCACAATTATTATACCTATGCTGAATATATAAGTTTGGGTAAAACCAACCAAAATCTATTAAAAACAATACAGTTAAGTTTTGATAAATAGTTCTATAAGCGACCAACACCTAAGGAACGATTTACATGTCAAAACGTACGGTTATCAAAGCTGATGAAGAGCTAGTAATCAAA